TTATTTTATCAAGGGTAAAGGTATTTCCTTGGTCATGTATACTGCTGGATTATCATTACCAGGTTTTTTGAATATAGCGTAGTTGGCCCTAGGTCTAAATTGATCCATTTCTATCACATCAAAATCCATTTGCTGTAGTGTTTTCTGCATGGAACTTTTGGTATTGTAGTTCCAATAGCCTCTTTTTGCTTCGTGTAGATCTGCATCATACTCACAATTGGCGTAGTGGATGAATCCATACCCACCTGGTATCAACACCCTATGGACATCTTTCAGATAAGATTCAATGTGTTGTTGCGTGAAGAATGTAAACGTGTCCCAACTGAACACAAAGTTGCAACTGTTGTTTGGTACATCTGGACATTTTGCTTCGTTTGTTGTGTAGAATCTCAGTAATCTTTGATGTTGTGGGGGAAACTTCTTGTAGATTTTTTCTTTGCATTCTTTTATAGCCTCGGAAAGAAATATCAGACGCCATGCTCTCAGCATCAGCACGTGCCTACCGTAGCCCGGACCGATCTCTAAACAATTTTGCAAGTTGTTACCCATTTTACTGAACTGTGCAATTTTGGATTGGATTCTGGCATCTAAAAGTGAATCCTCTGCTATATCTTTGTTTTTTTCTCGCCAGTTTAAGTCGACTTCATACCAACTAGTTGGTTTATCTATTTTTTTTATTTGATTTGTATTGTATGCATCTACAGAAAAAGCAATGTCTTTTAAAATTTTTAAATGCGTATCTATTAACTGTTGAAAATCTTCTTTTTTGGCTTTTTCTAATTTTTCTATTAATAGATGTATCTCTTCAACACTCAGCATAGTGATATTTAAAATTCAAATAATTTATTAAATGTGTTTGTGGTTTCCGTGCTTTGTACGTCCCAATTCAATACCCCAATAAGATTGTCTATTTTTTGATCCACAATAGTTGATTCCATCGCTTCCGAATCAAATGGCAGTTCTTGGAACCATTTTGGTATACGCATTTCATCCACAGGGTAGGCTATGGAAGTATAACCTAGAGGATTATTTTTTAGTTTGCATACAATAACCTTTGCACCATCTGTGATTGGCATAGAGTACTTGTCTCCGTGCATCTGTTTACAGTTATTCCAGTTAATACTTGCCCTTACGTGTCCAGGCATGTTGGCTTTTCCTGCCTTCCTTTCCTTTTCACCATACTCTGTGATCTTGTTGGCACGTTTTGGTGATCCTTTTTCCCATCCAGGTCTTGATTTAAATTCTGCTCTGAATTCAGAAATTCTCTCTAGCACTTCCTTTTCGGTTTTGTTCGTTAAAACCATCATTAGCAGTTCGGACAAGAAATCTTGTACAAAAACCGGAGTGTCTGATCTTTTCAGATCAAGTCCCATCGCTTTCATTTTACCCTGTGATCCAGCAGTATCAACTCTTGAACCTTCTTTGTCAAAATACAGCACTGCATATCTTTTTTTTGTAATGAACAATCCTTTAGATGCTACTAGTTCACGACCCGCCGCTATGACTTCTCCTCTTGTTTTTGGACAGTGAAATGCTTTTGTCATAAAACCTGTGAAAGAACTGTTTACCTCGTCTGCAATTTTGTCATACAAAGATACAACGTTTTCTTTCTCCCATGGTATTTTTCCATCTTTGATTTCTTTTTCTAGTGATTTGTATGCTGAAAAGTACACTGAGTCAGTGTCACCGTATATTATGGACTCGCCTTTGTGATCATAGTGTCCTGTGATTGTCTCGTTGGTTTTTGCCGCCATGTGTCGAGTTATACATCTACCTGTCAATGTGACTGACTGCCCTATCCTAATATCAAAGAATCGACATCCAGGATTTAGGATTGCACCATATAAACTGTTAAGGTTAATTTTTTTAACCAATTGTCTTTTATCCCAGAACTCTCTTTCAATCTCGTTGTCTTCGCACTCACGCATTTTCTTTTGCATCTCTTTACGTTCAGCGTACCATCGTTTCAACAAGCCTGGTATTATTGCTTCAAATTCGTATGTGAACAATGTACCGTTTGCTGAGATCATCCATTGGTTGTTGCCATCGAACACAACATCGTACAGTTGTGCCGCGGACATCTTGACAGATGTACCATCCGCCCAATCCACTATCAATTCGGTCGCTTTGTCCTGATCCATTACAGCCTGGTATTCCCATGATCCAAATTGATTATCCCATGCTGTTGCAAATGATTTTTTTTGATGTAGTGCCCTGTTTACCTCTGCGGAAGTGATAACTGGTCTGATCTGCCCAACTATGCTTTCAGGTCCCATGTTCAGTGCTCTAATAACCGACGGGTATAGTGAGTTGATATCACAACTCCCAATCCAATTATGCAAACCTTTCTTAGGAGTTGCCACATACGCACCCGCGGCCTGCACTGATTCACCTTCTCTCTTTACACGTCCTGGAACTATCATGCCTCGTCTGTGGGCCTCGTTCACAATTGCCTGCTCTGTGACAGCCACAGCACCCATGGTCGTTTGCAACAACACAGTGTTCTGGTGTGCGATCTCGTTGGCCAGTTCAATGAACTTCAATTTCTTTTCAAGTTTGGCCAATAACGCAGTGTCTTGTCTGTTGTATTCTATAAACAAACCAAAATCATTATTATAAAGTGCGTCCAAAGATCCCTCATACACTGTTTTCTTTTCGCCGAGCTCGTGTTCTCCTATGGCATCCAATCTATACGAATGTCTCTCTTCGTAGGTATACTTCCTGTACAATTCTAGTAAATCGAGATGTACTCTACCTATCAAATCATATGATATCTGCTCTCTGCCGTATTTTTCAAATGTTCTTTTCTTGGGTTTCTCTCCCCAGAAACACAATCTACGAGTGTCGTCTGAGCTCAACACTTTTTGTATTCTACCAACTGTATATGGGATATCGTATCCTTCCGAGTTCCACCCAGATAAAATATCTGCATCTTCGATCAACGTCAGGAAAGCATCCAACATGTCTTTTTCTTTTTCAAATAACATCACGTTATCAAATCTTTCCGTAGCCAATCTTGCACCCGACATGTTTAGTGTTTTTGGAGGAACAGCAAAAGTAACCAATTGATCGGTCCAACTCAAATAACAAGTGATGGCAGTAATTGGCATGAATGGATCATCAGTTGTTGAGTATCCTCTTTCAGGATCAAAGTCTACCTCAATATCAAAAAATACAACATTTAATTTTGGTGCGTCTTTGCCAAGATAGTTTTCTTCCAGACAACGGAACACAGGATTTATGTCCTGCTCATATAATTTTTTATTGCTTCTGATTTTCTGTTCTTTTATAAAATCTTTCCAAGTGGAGCATTGTACTTTCTGTAACTGTTCTCCATAAATTGATCTGTGCTTTCCTCTGCTGTCTGGATAATAAAACAAATACCTAGCATCATACTCGATAAATTTCCGTTGATTGTTTACTCTTTCGACCACATAAACTTTGTCCTCATCTCTTTTGTAGTAAGCGTCTATGTAACTCATATTAATTGTTTCACTATTTCTGCTACTATCTGGTTGCCTTGGATTGACATATGATTAATGTCACCTGGATGTTTTTTCCAAATGTGATAGTAGTTGTTGTTTATTTTACTTTCTAAATCATGAAAAGTCAAATGTATAGCATTTTTCATTTCCATCATCTTATCAAGCATAAGTTTATAAACATCAAATTGATAATCAGGGTCATAATATCTTTGGAGATATTGATTAACCAATTGCATCTGTTTGTTGTCTTTGCTGTGATACTCTACGTCATTTAAAAGGAAATCATTGTTAGGTCTGTCTTCCGATCTGGAATGTATAGGATGGAACCTAGTATGTACACGCCATGGTGAAGTATGACATATTATACACTTGTCAAAATCGTTTTCGGAGAGCACTTTCTTGTATATCTTGTATTCTCCAATACCATTTTCGGCAAAATTAGAAACATCAACGCCCAGCATGGATGGCCATCCTTTATTGTTGGCCGCAAAACTGTCTCCAAATAAAAATATCTTCATGTGTTGATCGTTTTCTTTATGCTATCAAAAATAATAGGTTGTTTGAAATATTGTTCTTCCACATCTAGTGTATAGTGATTGCCATCTTCTGGTACTTGATTGATTGCATAGGAATAGTTAAGAGGTGCCTGTTCTAGCATTTGTGCTTGATTGATATAGTCCGGAATAGTTGATTCGCCGTCTTGTTTGCTTTTATCACTTGGTGGATCGGTAACATCATAGTAGAAAGTCCAATTGTGAGGTATGGCAAATTTTTCACACAAACACAGAGCGGAAAATATCTGTTGCCATGACTGGTTGTTGGTGTTGTTTGCGTTATTCAGATCGTATAGATATGGAAATATTTTTTTGAGAACATCATTTTTCAACCAACTGCCTGCATACCCTCCGCTGAATACCCAGTTGTTATCAAACGGTGATGCTTGATAATCGTAATCGTAGAGTTTTGCTTTTTTGTTGAACGGCAAGTCATATCTATTGAGTCCTGTGAATTTTAAAAACACATAGTCTGGTTTTTTATTGTGTGCTAGATACTCAAAGAGTGTGCCTGCGATGTAGAAATTACCTGCACCCGACTTGGATAGATTAACAAGATTGACCTCCTGATCAGCAAAAAAAATTTTTTTGAAAATTTTGTCTAACCTGAGTCCCGAACTACCACCAATGAACAATATATTTTTCATGTGCTTACCACCATCCTGCGGCTACCCCATAACCAAAAATGTTCACACAACTGAAATAGAACGTTATCATCATTACCCACGCCGCTCCTCGCCTGTATGATGCGTAACACTGTGTGGTAGCACCAATAAAGAATGCCGGATAGACAACCAACATGTTTGGATCTCTGGCCGATATGGCCAGTGTTAGGCTGGCCGCAACTGTGAAAACAAAACTTACAAGTTCGAAATAGAACGCTGTTTTATCGCTTTCATAACTGTGGAGCCAGAAAGATCTGACTCTGTCCAGCACTATATTTTTCCTGCCGCCGCTAATATGGAATCCACCATGTCCATGTCATCTGTAACAGACTTGTATGAATCCTTGTGTGCTATCTGTATCGCCTTGTTTATTAGGTTAGGTTTTACTTCTAGTTCTTCTGCTATCGCTTTCACAGTGTCTCGAAG